TCAAAGGTAAAAAAGCTTCTACGCGAGCAGGATTTTCAGAAAATATAAGAAGAGAAATGCGAGAAGGTAAAAAACAATCTCAAGCTGTAGCTATTGCTTACAGTGAAGCTGAAAAAGGTAAAAAAAAGTGATATGATACAAGCTATAGATTTAAGGGCTTGTATGATAAAAGAAAGAAAAGGCATTAATATAAATTGTTCTGCTTGTGGAATAGAATTTTATGTCCCGAGATATAGAATAAATTCAGCAAAATTTTGTAGTCATGAATGTCAAAATCACAAGCAATATGACAAGCATATATTTAATTGCAAGTCTTGCGGCAAAGAAGTCATAACGTCTCCTTCTAGAAAAATTGTTTCGAAAAAATTCTGTTCTCTAGATTGCAGAGAAGTAAATTGTAAAAATGTTATCGAAAGAAGAAAACTTTCAAAAGCTCTTACTAGATTAAAGAGAGGCTCAAAAAGCAATCGTTCATTAAGAAGAAATGTCTTTTTAATAAAAGATAAAATCTGTGAAAAATGTGGATATCATGAATATGATTTTTGTTTAGATATACATCATATAGATAATGATCCCACAAATAATGAATTAGATAATTTATCTATATTATGTTGTATTTGTCACAGAGTTTTGCATAAGAAAGGACTATAAATGAGTATTGATATAGATTCAGTAAAGGCATGGATTAAAAAATGTGAAGGTTTTAAAGATATGCCTTATTTAGATTCAGTTAGAAAATTAACAATAGGATTTGGCAGAAACCTTCAAGATAATGGTATATCAATTGAAGAAGCAGATTATATGCTTTCTAATGACATAAATCGTTCAATTAAAGAACTTGAGCAATATAGCTGGTATTTGATGCAGCCAGATTCAGTCAAAGCCGCACTCATTAATATGAATTTCAATTTAGGATTATCGCGTCTACTTACTTTTAGGAAAATGATTGATGCTTTAATTAATAGAAATTATACCATTGCTTCTAAAGAAGCATTAGAGAGTGATTGGTCTAAACAAGTAGGTGATAGAGCTAAGGATGTAGCTTTAATGATTCGCGAGGGAAGCGATGCTGAGACCGGAAGAAATTGATCACATTAATACAGTAAATTGGTTTGAACATAATTTTCCTCATCTAGCTGACGACTTCCATCATTTTGCAAATGAGCGCAAATGTACGGTTATGGAAGGAAGAAAGCTTAAGCGAATGGGAGTCAAAAAAGGTGTTCTTGATTTCCATTTGGCTTTACCTTGCGGAGGTTATCATGGCCTTTGGGTTGAATTGAAAGTTGGGAAAGGAAAATTATTGCCAGAACAAGTGGAATTTATTTCCCGTAAGAATGAGCGAGGATATCTCGCTGTTGCTGTTTGGGGTTTTGATGCTGCAAAAAAAGTCATAAAGACCTATTTAGATAAGTCGCCAACTTGAGATTCTGTGATTCCTTTTCCGCAATTCTGACATCTAACAGCATTTCCATGCGGACTAAGGTAAAAAAGAAAAAAATGATCACAATAGTTATTAATCATTGATTCAATTCTTCCAAGCAGTTCCTCATGATGCAATTGAGCAATTGTTGGCCTATCTACCACATAGGCCTTTCCCCATTCATATATATCAAATAAATCTTCAGCTGTTAAAGTTTCCATATTATTTCAAAGGACACCAATTGGGGATTTTTTCAAAATCTTTATGAATATCTGCCGCAATAAAACTATCTAATCCAGGTTTTGCCCTATCATGTTTGCAGACATAAAAGCTATCTGATGTCTCTTTAACCTGATGCGCCATCGGACAATCTCTGCAATCTGTTACATCAATTTCACATTTCATCTAACTCTCCTATTTATTAAGCTACACAATAATTATCTTTCTCATTAAATACTTTCTTTTTAATTTTGTAATACTCACCTTCTTTAACAACAAAGATAGAATCAGGTGTATTTACATAATTTAGCATATCAACCATTTTCCCGCGATCGTCAATATGGTTATACCAATTAGATGATTTATTACAATGTTTTTTTATAAATTGACCATAGAACACACGCTTAGCTTTGTCACTAGAAGGCGTGTAGTTTTCATAGACGACAATATTCTTTCCTTTTTTATCTATGCATTGATACATACAGTTGATTCTGAAATTCGAGCTCGTAGCACAATTAGAAACGCCATACTTCGCCGCTAAAACAGAAAGCTCATATAAATCTTCTATCCCATTAATCTTCTTCATGGAAAGTTTGGAATTTGGATCTATTAATTCTGCTTGACAAGCATGGCAATGCCTGGCTGCAATATCATTTTTTTCATTACACGTTGAATTAAGACATTCCTTGAATTCGAAAAAGTAATCACATCGAATATTATTTTGCATTCCAATACATCTCCTTGCTGTATCAGTATTATTTTGCATGCATTTAGGACAGATTATTGGCTTTGGTTTTTCTTTATCCTCTGTTTGTACTAGGGCTTTTAGTAAAATTGGATTGTCCCAATGGCTGTGGCGCTCTATATTGCCCGCAAAATCCAATACAAGCGCCTCTGTCTTGTTTGTAGAGGGAGATAGCCTTAATGCCCTACCCAAAGTCTGAACGAGCAATACAAGGCTTTCTGTGGGCCTTAGATAAGCTATAGTGTCAAATGGAGGAACATCAACGCCAACACTAATAATAGCAATATTAACGATATACCGAATATTTCCTTGTCTGGCTCCATTTAGAATCCTTTCTCGCTCTTCTTGTGGGGTTTCTCCGAGAATTAAACCACTTTCATTCTCAGGAAGGTGACTCAAAATCTCTAATGCATGTTTTTTAGTGGTTGCAAAAATGAACACTCCAAATCTAGATTGAGATTCCATGATATGAATAAGTTGTTTGCATATTAGCTCAGTTAGCCGAGCGTTCTCTGAAACAACTACCTCCAATTGCTTAGAATCGAACTGTCCATTTTGCTTTATTTTGACATTTGAGAAGTCAATTATATACTCTCTATCCACCTTAAAGTTAGGCTCCACGAGAAATCCTCTTTCGATGAGGTATTCGGTGGTAATATTGCCGACTTGTGTCTTGAACAAGCATCCTTCTCCGACAATTCTTGAACCTTTGAAGCGATAATTAGTTCCAGTGGCCCCCAAGAGGCGCATATCGGGATATTGTTGTTTATAGTGCCGTAGGATGCGCATAAATCCAGTCCGATCATTAATATGGTTAATAGCGTGCGCTTCGTCGACAACGATGATATTGAAATGGACATTTGATATCTCCTCATTCTTATTTATTCCATTAAGAACTGATTGAGGCGTACCAAAAACAACAGGGGCGCTTACATCTTTACTTTTCAATGCAGCACAATAAATTGATGAATTTCCTCCTTGCTCTCTAAATGTATCACAATTATTTCTAACAAGCTCTGCATTATTTACAAGGCATAATGCTCTCTTTCCTGCCGATTGCATAGAAAGCAATATTGATGCCAGCATTAGACTCTTTCCTGCTCCAACACTTGCTAATAACAAAACTGGTTCATCATTCTTTCGTAATGCTTCCCAGCATTCATTTACAGCTTCCTTTTGATATGGCCTGAGTTCTTTCATCGTTAAATCCTTTAACTTATTTTTATATACATGGATAATCAGGTAATGGCATCCAATGCGTAACTGCTATAGTTTTCGAAATAGTCTGGGTGCCATTTGTCCACAATCCATACTCTCTATGGCCAGTCATAATGTCACGCTTGCCATTTGGATATACAGCAGCATACAAAACATCTTTAAAGTCATCCGGCATGATTTCATCAACATCTATCCAACAATCCCCCGGTTTTTTTATATTAAGTGGCAAAATCTCAGTAAATTTGAATGTACAAAATTCTGAGCACATTGGATTTTCGAACCCATGTATTTCATCCCAATTTTGAGTTACATTGCAGCTAGGGCATGTTTTTTGTTTCATTTTAGCATCCTTGCAAAATAGATTTATTTTAGTTCGGTTTCATTTATATTGTTTTTTTTATCATCATAATTCTCAATTATAGATATTAGTTTGTTTTCCAATGGATAAAGGACATTAATTAATTGCTTAATTAAGCACGAATGTAGTATAGATAATTCTTCTTTTGTAAAATCATTCATTTCTATTCCTTATCAGGGCATTTACTTAATATCCCAATGAAATCTTGGGCTTGAGAGCTCGTTAAATCTACAAGCTTTTCAACCTTATAATGTTCCAAAGCACCTTTCAGTCGTGCGCCATCAAAAACCTTTACAGCTAAAAGAGCATGTATTTCTTCGAGATCGTCTGATGTAGCCAATTCGCCTGTTTCATTTGATTCAGATGGATTGATTTCTATGATTTGTCCTTTGGCTGCTTTAAGCTTGCCCATTAATTCTTGTGATTTAGATTCTTTTCT